ATGCCGAGCAGGCCGCCCGCGCCGCGCTGGAACGCCGCCTCGATCGCCTCGCTGCCGGCCGAGACCCGCAGGACGATCCTGACGGGGCTGAGCGGGGAGGAGGCGGTCCGCCTGCTGCATGACTGGCGCTTCTGGGCGCGCGCTGCGCAGCTGCCGCCCGCCGGGCGCTGGCGCATCTGGCTGATCCTCGCCGGGCGCGGCTTCGGCAAGACCCGCGCCGGGGCGGAATGGGTGCGCGCCCGCATCGAGACCGGCCGGGCAAAGCGCGTCGCCCTGGTCGGCGAGACGCTGGCCGATGCCAGGCAGGTGATGGTGGAGGGCGAAAGCGGGTTGCTGGCGATCTCCCCGCCCTGGAACCGGCCGCTCTGGCAGCCCTCGCTGCGCCGGCTTTGCTGGCCGAACGGGGCCATCGCCACCGCCTTCAGCGCCGACGATCCGGAACAGCTGCGCGGCCCGCAATTCGATGCCGCCTGGGCCGACGAGCTGGCGAAATGGCGGCACCCGGCGGCCTGGGACAATCTGATGTTCGCGCTGCGGCTGGGGGCCGATCCGCGCTGCGTCGCCACCACCACGCCGCGCCCGCGCCCCTGGCTGAAGCCGATCCTGGCCGACCCGGCGACCGTGGTGACGCGCGGCAGCACCCGCGACAACGAAGCCAACCTCGCCCCCGGCTTCCTGGCCGAAGTGCTGCGCCGCTATGACGGCACGCGGCTGGGACGGCAGGAAATCGATGGCGTGCTGCTGGAGGATGTGCCGGGCACGCTATGGCCGGCCTCCCTGCTGGAAGCGGCACAGGAGGACAAGGCGCCGGAGCTGGTGCGCATCGTCGTCGCGGTCGATCCATCCGGCGGCACCGGCAAGGGCGACAGCTCCGACGAGACCGGCATCCTCGTCGCCGGGCGCGATGCGGACGGCATCGCGCATGTGCTGGCCGACCGCTCCGGCCGGATGAGCCCCGCCGAGTGGGGCCGCGCCGCCATCGCGGCCTACCGCGAGTTCCGTGCCGACCGGCTGATCACCGAGCGCAATTTCGGCGGCGCCATGGTCGGCCATGTCATCTCGACGGTCGATCCCGGCGTGCCGGTCGCGCTGGTGACCGCCAGCCACGGCAAGCGCATCCGCGCCGAACCGGTGGCGGCCCTATACGAGCAGGGCCGGGTGAAGCACCTGCCCGGCCTCTCGCTGCTGGAGACGCAGATGGCCGCCTTCTCCCGCGAGGGGTATCAGGGTGAAGGCTCGCCGGACCGGCTCGACGCGCTGGTCTGGGCGCTCTCCGACCTCATGCTCCGCCCCGGCCTCGCCGGCTCCGCGGAACTGGAAGGGTTTTATTAGGCACTATCAGAGGCAGGGCACCGCCCCTGGCCCCCCGGGTCAAGCCCGGGGGTGACAAGAGAAGTGGTTACGAGGCGATGATGTCAAAACAGATCACGCCAGCTGGGATTGCCCGCCTCTATCAGGGCAAGCTTCCAGGCACGTGACCAGTGCTTCAAATTCTTCTCGCGCTGCAAGGCGATGCGGACATCTTCGTGCGCCTCGGCATAGACCAACCGCTTCACGCCATACTGTTTCGTGAAGCCCGGCACCAGTTCTTCGCGATGCTCATAAATTCGTCGCGGAAGATTGCCGGTCACGCCGACATAGAGCGTGCCGTTACGACCGCTGGCGAGGATGTAGACGTAATAAGCCATCGTCCCGCCAGCATCATCCGAACTTCTTTCTTTGTCATGCCCGGGCTTGACCCGGGCATCCAGGGGCGGTGCATGGCCGCAAGCCTCGCGGCAACCATCGACTACTCCCGAAAGGACGCCCATGCCGATCACCGATCCGCATCCCGAGCATCTGGCCGCCTCGCCGCTGTGGGCGCGGATGCGCGACTGCGCCGCCGGCGAGGACGCGGTGAAGGCCCGCCGGCAGGACTATCTGCCGCGCCCCGGCGGGCAGAGCGAGCGCGCCTACCGTGCCTATCTCGCCCGCGCCGTCTGGTATGGCGCCACCGAGCGCACGCTGAACGGGCTGGCCGGGGCGATCTTCCGGCACCCGCCGGTGGTCGAGGCGCCGGACACGCTGGCGCGGCAGCTCGACAGCATCGCCGCCGATGGCGGCCCGTTCGAGGGGCTGGCGCAATCGGTCACGCGCGAGGCGCTGCTGGCCGGCCGCGCCGGGCTGCTGGCCGACCGTCCTGCCGATGCCGAGGGCGATCCCTATCTGGCGCTCTATCCGGCAGAATCGATCCTGAACTGGGAGAGTGCGCCGCTGGCCGGCCGCCAGCGCCTGACGCGGCTGGTGCTGCGCGAGGATATGGAGCGCTGCCGCGAGCTGCTGCTGGACGCCACCGGCCAGTACCGCGTGCGGCTGTGGCGGCGCAAATCGCGGCAGGCGGGCGCCTACGAGATCGCGCAAGAACACCGCCCGACCCGCGCCGGCCAACCGCTCGATGCCATCCCCTTTACCTTTGTGGGCGCGCGCAGCCTGTCGCCCGCTGTCGAGAAACCGCCGCTGGCCGACCTTGCCGGCATGAACCTCGCGCATTTCCGCAATTCCGCCGATTACGAGCAGTCGCTGTTCCTGACCGGCCAGCCCACCCCCTGGATCGCCGGACGGCTGGAGGCGCGCGAGCGGCCGACCGCCATCGGCAGCGGCACGATCTGGCACCTGCCGGAGGGCTGCAATGTCGGCATGCTGGAGTTCACCGGCGCCGGGCTGGAGGCGCTGCGCCAGGCGATGCTGGACAAGGAGGCGCGCATGGTGCAGCTGGGCGCGCGTCTGCTGGAAGCGCCGAAACGCACCGCCGAGACGGCGGAGGCGGTGCGGCTGCGCGGCGAGGCGGAGGCGTCGTCGCTGTCGATCCTGGCCGAGACGGTCGGGCGCGGCCTCACCCAGGCGCTGCGCCGCCTTGCCTGGTGGCAGGGGCTGGAGCCTGAAGCCGTGACCGTCCGGCTGAACCGCGATTTCATCGAGGCCCGCCTGGCCGCGCCCGACATCCTGGCGCTGGTGGAAAGCTGGCAGAGGGGCGCGATCAGCCGGCGCACGCTCTATGACAATCTGCGCGCAGGCGAGGTGCTGCCGCCCGGCCGCGACTTCGCCGAAGAGGAATCGCTGATCGCCGCCGAATCCACATAGGCGCAACCCTTAAAAGCATTTTCTAATACCGATACCACTGCTACCATATTCGCAATAACGAATATGTGGTGGGGGATAAAATGAGAATTGGTGCAGTGCTGCTCGCGGCCTTTCTGCTGACCGGCTGCCAGAGCATGATGGAACGGGCGGGCCTCGCCATCTCCGGCCCCGGTGTCGAGATCGACAATGAGACGCTGACAGGCTTCATCGACCGGCAGGACAAGGCCATCGAGCTGCTGGGGGCTCTCGCCTATGGCAAGGACAACAGCGTCACGGCGAAGCTGAAGGCCGGCACCGCCAGCGAACAGGAATGGACGCGGACAGTCTATGCCGGCATCCATTTCGCCGATGTGCGGTGCGAGCACTACATGGAGGCGCTGTTCAAATACAACCGCACCATCCGCACCACCAGCAACCAGCTTTCCATTCTGGGCGGCGCCACCGCCGCCACGCTGGCCGCCGCGCAGGCCGCCGCGAAGGAGGTGGCGCTGACCGCCGTTGCCTTCGGCCTCGCCGTCGCCTCGCTGGATAATCTCGGAGGCAGCATCCTGTACCAGATCGAGCCCAGCACGGTGCGCAATCTGGTGGAGGAACAGCAGGACGAATTCATGCAGCAGATCGGCACCTACGATAACCGTGTCGATGCGCTGCGCACGGTGCAGGCCTATGTCTCGCTCTGCCTGCCGACGGTGATCGAGAATGCGGTCGCCAATGCGATTAAGGCCGGCACCCAGGCCAGCGAACGCAGCAGCGACCGCTGGGGCGACATGCTGCGAACCATTGAACTGGTGGACAAGGATCTCGCCGACCGCCTGCGCACCGCACTGACCCGGACCGAGGCTGAAACCGAAACGCCTGCTGAAACCGAAACGCCTGCCGGGCAGGGTGAAGGCCAGGAGGAGAAAGCCAAGGCCGACGACAGCAAACCGCCCGCCCCCGGTGCGCCGGCCTCCAGACGGAACTTCGTGCCCAACGTGGGTATCCGGCAATAGCTGAGCCTAATCCCGCTGACCTGTTCCTGTTCGTCTGCCCCCCTCGCCCGCCGGTTCTCCGGCGGGCTTTTTCTTGCCCGCTTTCAGGAGAACCGCATGACCGAAACCGACGATGTCGAGGCGCTGCAGACTGCGCTGGCCGAGACCCGCGCCGCCCTCGTGGAAGCGGAAAGCCGCATCGCCACGCTGGCGCTGGAGACCGCCTTCCGCGCCGCAGCACACGCCGCCGGGCTGAAGCCGGATGCCGTGGCCGAAGCGCTGGCGCTGGCCGCCGCCGGCCACGCCGTCGATGGCGAGGACCAGCCGGTCGAGCTGGCCAGCGGGGAGGCCGCCGATCTGGCCGCCTGGCTGGAGGGCCAGCGCGCCGACAATCCCGGCTGGTGGCCCGATTCCTCCGGCGGCGGGGCGGCCGGCGTGGTGGCGACAGCGCTGTCCGGCGGCATCACCCTGACCCGCGACCAGGCGCGCGACCCGGCGCGCTACCGCGCCGCCCGCGAGGCCGCCTCCCGCACCGGCCTGCCGCTGGCGATCCTGGGGTAGAAACAGAGGCAGGGCACCGCCCCTGGACCCCCGGGTCAAGCCCGGGGGTGACAAGAGAAGTGATTACGAGGCGATGATGTCAAACAGATCACGCCAACCGGGATTGTCCGTCTCGATCAATGTCAATTTCCAGTCGCGCCGCCAGTGCTTCAGATTCTTCTCGCGCTGCAGGGCTATACGGACATCCTCGTGCGCCTCGGCATAGACCAGCCGCTTCACGCCATACTGTTTGGTGAAGCCCGGCACCAGTTCCTCGCGATGCTCGTAAATCCGTCGTGGAAGATTGCCCGTCACGCCGACATAGAGCGTGCCGTTGCGCCCGCTGGCAAGAATGTAGACGTAATAGGCCATCGTCCCGCCAGCATCATCCGAACTTCTTTGTTTGTCATGCCCGGGCTTGACCCGGGCATCCAGGGGCGGCGCCTGGCCTGAAGCTTAACCGCCTATCGCAATCACTCAGCGTACCCCGCCGCCGCATCAGCCGCGCCGCGATCCCCCTTGCCCAAACCACACCGCCTCATCACAGGAGATAACAGCCCATGGCCAATTCGCTTGGCGCCTATAACGCCACCTTCTTCGCGCAGGAAGCGCTGATCCAGCTGGAAAAGGCGCTGGGTCTCGCCAGCCGCGTCTATCGCGGCTATGAGGCGGAGCGCGCCAGCTACGGACTAGGCGACACAGTGAACGTGCCGGTGCCGTCCAGCTTCGCCGCGCAGGACCATGCGCCGGGCAGCGGCAGCAGCGCGCAGGATATCGACGCCGGCACGGTGCCGATCCGGCTCGACCGCCACAAGGAGGTGAAGTTCGCCGTCTCCGACCGCGACCTCGCCTACGCCTCGGAGCGCATCATCGACGATCATCTGCGCCCGGCCGCCTATGCGCTGGCCGACGCCATCGACCAGGATCTGTGCGGACTGTACCGCTACGTGCCCTGGGCCGTGGATGTGACCGGCAGCGCCGGGGCCGGCTGGGTCACCTCGCCGCGCCGCCGGCTGCGCGAGCTGCTTGTGCCGGTCGATGACGGCAACCTGCATCTGATGGTCGATCCCGCCATCGAGCAGGATTTCCTCGGCCTCGACATCTTCCACGCCGCCCTCGTCACCGGCGGCACGGCGAATCAGGATGCGCTGCTGCGCGGCAGCCTGGGCACTCGCTTTGGTGCTGAAATCTTCGTGAACCAGAATGTCCGCCCGCATGCGTCCGGCACGCTGATCGCTACCGGCAGCGACACCGACGGCGTGCTGGATGGCGCGGTGGCGCAGGGTGCCGCCAGCCTCGCGGTGGACGGCTTCGCCAGCGGCGCCACGGTGAAAGCCGGCGACAGTTTCGTCATCGAGGGGCATGCCCAGCGCTATGTGGTGACGGCGGATGCCACGCTGGCCGATGGCTCCGGTACGTTTGCCATCCATCCCGCCGCCGTGACCGATTATGCCAATGGTGCGATCGTCAGCTTCGAGGACGGCACCGGCAGTGCGGCGGGCAGCTTCAGCGCCAATCTGATGTTCCACCGCAATTTCGCGGCCCTGGTGCTGGCCCCGCTGCCGGCCACCGGCGACGGGCGCGGCGCGCAGATCGAGAGCATCACCGACCCGGTGACCGGCCTCAGCCTTCGCGCCCGCATGTGGTACGACGGCGACACCGCGACCAATTATGTGGCGCTGGATGTGCTGTACGGGCTGACCGTGCTGGACGGCAACCTCGCGGTGCGTCTGCGCCGGCCGCTGGCCTAAATCATGAGCCTCATCGTGGAGCTGGGCGGCGGGGATAATACCGCCGCCAACGCCTATGCCGATCTCGGTTTCGCCAACGCGCATCACGCGCTGCGCGACCGGCCGGCCTGGGCCGCAGCGAGCGAGGCGGCGCGCAGTGCCGCCCTCCTCGCCGCCACCCTGCATCTCGACACCGGCTTCCGCTGGAAGGGCCAGCGCAAGCACCCGTCCCAGCCGCTCGCCTGGCCGCGCCGCGACGCCCGCGACGAGGAGGGCGCGCTGCTCACGCTGGTGCCCGATGTGGTGCGCCGCGCCTGTGCCGAGCTGGCCCTGCGCGCGCTCGACGGGCCGCTCACCCCCGATATCGCGCCCGGCGGCCAGCCGCTGCGCGAGAAGGCGGGGGAGGTAGAGATCGCCTATGCCCCCGGCGCCTCTCCACTTCCCCGCCACCCTGCCATCGAACGGCTGCTGGCCGGTCTCGTGCGCCCGCCGGAGCCACTCGACCGTGCCTAGGAGGATCATCCCATGGGCTTCTATGACCGGATGGCGCAAAGCGCGCTCAGGCTGATCGCGGAGAAGGGGGCCAGCCTCACCTACCGCCGGCTGGTGCAGGGCTTCGATCCGCTGACCGGGGCGACCGTGACTGCCAGCACCGATTACGCCGTCACCGGCGTGGTGCAGGAGGCAACGCCCGGCCCGCTGGACAACAGCCTCATCCGGCGCGGCGACCGGATCGTGCTGGTCGCCGCCGAAGCGCTGCCGGTCACACCGGAGGCGGGCTCCGTCCTGCTGCTGGAGGGTATCGAATGGTCCATCGTGCATGTCGGCGCGATCAGGCCCGGCGACACCGCCATCGCCTGGCGGCTGCAGGTGCGGCGATGAGCCTGGAAGCGATCCGCCGCACCGTCGAGGCCCATGCCGCCGCGCACTGGGCCGAGACTCCGCTGGCCTGGGACAACCTCACCTACGATGCCGCCGCGCGCGGCCCCTGGCTGCGGGTCTCGGTCAGCAGCTCGACCGGCCGGCAGGTGACGCTAGGCGCGCCGGAAGGCCGGATCTTCCGGCGGCGCGGGCAGGTGCGGCTGCAGCTCTTCGTGCCGGCGAACAGCGGCCCGTCCGAGGCCGCCGGCCTGGCCGATCGCGCGGCTTCGCTGTTCGAGGGACGCAACCTGATGAGCGCCATCGGCCCGGTCAGCTTCGCCGCCGCCGACATCACCGAGACCGGCGCCGACGGCCATGGCTGGCGCCTCACCCTCATCTCCGTGCCCTTCCAGGCGGATGAGGTGGTGTGAGGGGGGCATCTCTATATGTCACCCCCGGGCTTGACCCGGGGGTCCAGGGGCGGTGCGCTGCCTGTTGCCTCTCAGGCCGTGGCCCCTGGATTGCCGGGTCAAGCCCGGCAATGACAAATTACAATTCCCCCTACCCCTTAACCGCCCGCCTCAGCGCGGCGCAGGCAAGCAGCCGGGTGGAATCGAGCGTCGGCAGCGGCGAATTGCCGTCATGCATGATGAGCGGGATTTCGGTGCAGCCGAGGATGACGGCGTCGCAGCCTTCCTCCTCCTTCAGCCGGCCGATGATGCGCTGGAACACCGTGACACCCGCCTCGGTGAAGCGGCCATAGACCAGATCGTCCATGATGACGCGCATGATCGCGTCGCGCTCCGCGATGGTTGGCTTCACGCAGTTCAGGCCGCGTTTGCCCAGGGCGTCGGGATAGACGGCGCTGTCGGTCAGCCAGCGCGTGCCGGTCAGGGCGAGCTTCCTGTAGCCGCGCGCGGCGGCCTCCTCGGCCACCGTCTCAGCGATGTGCAGCCAGGGCAGCGGCGAGCGGGGGGCGACCAGATGGAAGGCCTGATGGATCGTATTGTCCGGGGTCAGCAGGAAATCGGCACCGATGCGCGCCAGCTTTTCTGCCGAGGCCAGCATCAGGTCGGCCACGCCCTGCATGTCGCCGCGCTCCAGATGCACGACATAGTCGGACAAGGGCGGCGTGTGCATGCTGACTTCCGGATGGGCGTGCGGGCCGAGCAGGTCGGCGCCCTCGGCGCAGATGGTGCGGTAGCAAAGCGCCGCGCCCTCCGCCGAGCAGCCGACGATTCCGATATGCAGGGTCATAAGGCGATTTCCTGTTTCTTCGGTTCCGAACGGCGAGCCTAACCGCCCGGCGCGCGTCGGGAAAGCCAGCGAAACATCAAATATCCCCTCACCCGGTTCGCTAACGCTCACCACCCTCTCCCGCAAGGGGAGAGGGTTAACTAAGCCGCCTCTTTCTTTCCCTCTCCCCTCGAGGGAGAGGGTTGCGGAGCCTTGGCGAGGCGTCAGCCGAGACTAGGCGGAGCTGGGTGAGGGGGAGCCGCACCGGCTGCGCCAGACATAAGGCACACACCACCGGGCCGCCTTCGCGCGGCCCTTTTCTTATCCCTGAAGGAGGGCCAGCGATGGCGGATTCCAACCGCGTTTCCCTGCGCAGCGTGCGCGAAAGCGTGTGGGGCGAGACCCCGGCAAGCCCGGCGATGACCGCGCTGCGCATCACCGGCGAGAGCCTGAAATACCAGCTGCGCACCGCGCGCTCCAACGAGATCCGACCCGACCGCATGGTCGCCGACATCCCGCAGGTGGGCGCCTCGGTCAGCGGCGATATCGGCATGGAGCTGAGCCATGGCGCCGCCGACGATTTCCTGATGGCCGCCCTGTTCGCCGAGGACTGGCAGGCGGTTGCGATTTCCGCCGACGACATCGCCGCCGATGCCGGCGGCGGGCGTTTTACTTCCAGCCTGACCGACTTCATCGCCGAAGGCATTACGCCCGGCCAGTGGGTGCGCGTGGGCGGCTTCGCCAACGCCGGCAATAACGGCTTCTTCCGCGTGATTGCGGTGGAGGCCGACGAGATCGCGGTCAGCCCGGCCCCCACCGCCGACGAGTCCGCCGGGGCGACCATCGCCATCGACGCCGCAACCATCCGCAATGGCGTGACGCCGCACAGCTTCACGCTGGAACGCGGCCTGACCGATGTCGGCGAATATTTCGCCTATCGCGGCTGCCTGCTGACCGGCGCGCGGCTGACCATCCAGGCCGGGCAGATCGCCACCGCCAGCTTCGGCATGATCGGCCGCGACGCTTCCGTCGCCGGCAGCAGCATCGCCGCCAGCGTCAGCGAATCGCCGGCGTCATCCGTGCTGAACGCGACCCGCAATGTCGCCTCGATCCGCGAGGGCGGGGCGGAGCTGGCGGGGCCGAACTTCGCGCGCTCGCTCTCGCTGAACCTCGCCAACAATCTGCGCGAGCAGATGGCGGTGGGCAGCTTCGGCGCGGCGGGCATCGGCCTCGGCCAGTTCCAGGCGACCGGCCAGATCGAGACCTATTTCGGCAGCCGCGCGCTCTATCAGAAATTCCTCGATGGCAGTGATTCGGCGCTGTCCGTGCGGCTGACCGACAGTGCCGGCAATGCGCTGATCCTCGATCTGCCGCGGCTGCGCTTCACCGATGCCGATGTCATGGCCTCCGGCCCGAACGAGGATGTGATGGCACGCCTGTCCTTCGAGGCAATCCGCCATCCTTCGGAAGGCTTCGCCGCCGCCTTCCACCGGTTTGTGGCGGGGTGAGGCAGGGAAGTCCCCCTCTTTTGTCATGCCCGGGCTTGACCCGGGCATCCAGGGCCACAAACCGAAACGCCGCAGGCTAGGCACCGCCCCTGGACCCCCGGGTCAAGCCCGGGGGTGACAAAGAAGAAAGCAGTAACATCACTCCCAAAGGAGCCTCCATGCAGTCGATCTACGATCTGTTCGCCACCGACCCGAAGGCCGAAGCCGGAGAGGGGCTGGTGCTGGACTATGGCGCGTTCGGACGCATCACCATCCGCCGTGCCGGTGGCGCCAACAAGGCATTCGCCCGCGCGCTGGAAGCGAAGCTGCGGCCCTACCGCCGGCAGATGCAGGCCGGCACGCTGGACGAGGCGGTGGCGGAAAGACTGCTGGCCGAGGTCTATGCCGAAACCGTGCTGCTGGGCTGGGACGGCATCCGCGGCCGCGACGGGCAGGACATCGCCTTCACCCCCAGCGCCGCCGCCAAGCTGCTGACCGACCTGCCGGAGCTGTTCCGCGACATTCAGGAACAGGCGCAGAAGGCGGCCAATTTCCGCGCCGCCGAGCTGGCGGAAACGGCAAAAAACTGACCGCCGCGTTGCGCTGGCGGCTGGACTGGGGCAGCCGGGCGGACTGGCTTGCCGGGGCCGCCGCCGAGCGTGGCGCGGCATTGCCGGCAGCGGTGCTGGACGAACCGGACCTCGCCCCCGGCCTCGGCTGGTATCTCGATGCCTTCGCGGAACTGGGCAGTTGCCGCCCGATGGCGATGTCCGGTATCGGGCCGATCCCCTGGACGGCGCTGGATACTTATGCGCGGCGGCATGGCATCGCGGGCGAGGCTTTCGAGACCTTCGTCCTCCTGATCGCGGCGCTGGATGCCGCCTGGCTCGCCCATATCGAGGAAGGCCGCTCATGAGGCTCACCGTCACCGGACTCGAGGAGACCGAGGCCGATCTGGCAGCGGCGATAACCGAGACACGCGACCGGCTCGCCACGAGCCTGCTGCAAGAACTGCGCGCCGCCACCCCGGTCGAGACCGGGCGGGCGCGCGACGGCTGGCATCTGACGGAGGCGGACCTGCGCAACGAGGTGCCCTATGTCGGGCGGCTGAATGCGGGATCGTCCCGGCAGGCGCCGGCGGGATTCGTCGAGGCCGCCATCGACCGCGCATTGGAGGACTGACCGTGCAGAAAACCATCGAGATCGCGCTCGACACGCTGCCCGCCGAACGCGGCTTGCGCACGCTCTCGCGGTCGCTGGCGGAGATCGGCGAGAGTGCCGACCGGCAGCAGCCGGCGTTGCAGCGGCTCAGCGGCCAGATCGGCGGCATCTCCGGCCAGCTTGCCGAGCTGGAGCGCCGGAGCCGGCCGATGACGGACGCGCTGCGCACCGCCGCCGAGGGCATCCAGCGCGGCTTTTCCGACGCCTTCACGACCATCTTCCGCGAAGGGCGGCTGCGCTTCGGCGATCTGGCCGGCCATCTGAAGAATGCCTTCGCCCGGCTGCTGGGGGAACTGGCGGCACTCGCCATCGCCCGCCCCGTCGTGGTGCCGGTGGTGGCGGGGCTGGGTTCGTTGCTCGGCCTGTCCGGCAGCGCCGTCGCCGGGGTGACCGACAGGCTCGGTGGCCCCTTGGGCGGGTCTGGCCCCGGCCTGACCGACCTGCTGGGGCTGGGCCGCTCGCTGATCGGCGGCGATATCCTCTCCTCCGCCCTGCCCTCCTTGTTCGGCGCGACGGCGGTAGGGCTGGGCGGTGGAGCGACCGCCGCCAGCCTGGGCGTCTCCGCCGTGTCCGGCGGCATGAGCAATGCCGGCATCGCCACGGCGGGTTCGCTGGCGGGATTCGGTTCCGCCCTGTCGCTGGCTTTGCCGGTGGCGGGCATCGCCCTGCCCTTCCTGCTGGGTGGCCTGTTCGGCGGCAAGCCGAGCGACCACACCGCCTCGCTTCAGGGCATGCTCTCCGGCACGCTGCGCCCGACCGAGGATGGCGCCAATGCCGAGACACGGCAGGCGCGCGACGCGTTGCAGGGGCTGGTGATGGGCGCGCTGGCCGAGGTGACGCGCGGCCTGAAGCTGCCGCTGCCGGACGATCTCTATCTCGACCTCGCCACCGGCGGGCGCGACGGCAACCGATTCTGGCTCTACCGCACGCAGGACGATCTCTACGGCCAGCCGGCCTCCGCCCGGCCCGATCCGCTCGCCAGCGGCCGCTTCGCCGATGCGGAAGGGCTGGTGGCCGCGCTGGTCGAGTCGCTCAGCGAAGCGATGACCGGCAGCGCCGTGACGCTGGAACAGCTGACCGCGCGCAATTTCGCCGATGCGGCGCGGCGCGCGGCGGACGGCATTCCCGACGCGCTGGACCAGGTGATCGCCCGTTTCCGCGAGCTGCGCGGCAGTGCGGAGGATCTGGCGGCGAAGGGGCTGATCGATCTCGATACAGTCCTGGCCGATCTGCGCCATGTCCGCGATGACGGGCTGTCGCGGGCGCTGTCCGGCCTCGATGCCCCGGCCTTGCGCGCCGTCATCGACTATTATTCCACGGTCGAGAGCAACATCCCGGTGCTGCGCGCCGCCGAATCGGCGCTGGCGGCCCTGGGCGTATCGGCGCAGGGGGCCACTCTGCGGCTCAACGCTGCGCAGCGCGCCTATGTCGATGCCCAGCTGGCATCGGCGGAAGAATATCTGCGCGCGCTGGAGGATCAGGCGGCGGACTGGCGGCGCCTGGCCGACAGCCTCGCCCGCACGCGGCTGTCGCTGCTGGTCGATCCCGAGCTGTCGCCGCTATCGCCCGCCGACCGGCTGGCCGAGGCGCGCCGGCAGTTCGACGAAGTGGCTGCCCGTGCGCAGCTGGGTGACAGTGCCGCCATCGGCGAGCTGCCGGACCTCAGCCGCCGGCTGCTGGAGGCAAGCCGCACCTACCATGCCAGCTCCGCCGATTACTTCGCCGATTTCGAGCGGGTGAGCGGCGTGCTGCAGGCGACCGAGAGTCTCGCCAGCCGACAACTCGCCATTGCCGAAAGCCAGCTTGTCAGCCTGCGCAGCCAGACCGACACGCTGCGCCAGATGCTGACCGGCCAGCAGGCCATCGCCACCAGCCTGGCGCAGCTGCCCGCCATCCTGCAGGGGCTGATCGCCGGGCTTGGCGCGAGCGGCGGCGGCTCCGGCGGCGGGAGTTCGGGCGGGGGTGGGTCGGGTGGTGTTGCTTACGTTCCCGGCAGCTATGGCGAAACCGCTTCATCGGGCGAATACATGGCAGAGATCGGCCTGACGCGCTCAACCCGCGACGCCATCCTCGCCGGCCTCGGCCAGACCATGTCGGGCGGCGGCACAGTGCGCGCCCGCATCGATTCCGACGCCGCCTTCGCCGACTCCTACCGCGCCGCCATCATCGCGGCGGGCGGCACGCCGAACTTCGCGGCGGGCGGCTGGCATGCCGGCGGCCTGCGCCTCGTCGGCGAGCAGGGCCCGGAGCTGGAGGCGACCGGCCCGGCCCGGCTGTTCACCGCCGGGGAGACGCGCCGGCTTCTGGCGCAGGCTGACGGTGCGGACGAGACCGCCGGCGAGGTCGCCGCCCTGCGCCGCCAGCAGGCCCGCGAGGCGGAACAGGCCCGCGCCGACCTTGCCAGCTTGCGCGCCGAAATGGCCGCCATCCGCCAGTCCCTCGGCCGCGTCATCGCGGCGGGGTGAGGTACATCCCCTCTCCCCTTGCGGGAGAGAGATAAAGAGAAATGGACTCACCGCGCGGCGCCGTTTTTCTAACCGTCATTCCCGGCCTTGTGCCGGGAATCCAGGGTTCAGCCTGCTCGGGCGGGCATCCAGCAAGCGGAAACCTGGACCCCCGGTACAAGACCGGGGGTGACGGCCGGAGTGGATAACGAAGAAGGAGGAAACTCCTCGCCACCGCCCCCTCACCCGGTTCGCTACCGCTCACCACCCTCGCCCCCTTGAGGGAGAGGGTTCAAACCCCCTCACAGGAACCATCCCATGCCGATCCTGTATCTGGCCGAGATCGCGCTGTTCCAGGACGGCGCGGTGGAGACACTGCGCCTGTCCACCGGCCCGTACCGCACCGCACCCGACGATCCAACACTGCCGGACATCGAGTTCCTGCCGCTGATCGTCAGCCCGCCCGGCTTTTCCGCCCATGCCTTCGGGGCGGGCCGGACCGGCGGGCGCTCCGTCACCGGTGCGGGCGAGATCGTGCTGAACAATGCCGACCGCTTCTTCGACCGCTATGCCGGGGCGGGCTGGGACGGGCGGCCCTTCCGCCTCTATCGCGGGCCAAATGGCGGTCAAGCTGGCGGGCGCTTCGGCGATTTCGAGATGATCTTCGCCGGCACGGCGGAACAGGCGGAGTGGCGCGATTTGCACCTGCATCTGTTCCTGCGCGACAGGCAGGCGCAGTTCGAGGTGCCGATCCAGCGCGAGACCTACGAAGGCAGCAACAGCGGCGCGACCGGCAATGAGGGCACGGCGGACGATATCAGGGGCCGGCCGAAGCTGCTGTGCTATGGCCTGTGCCACAATGTGCCACTGGCGCCGCTGAACACGGCGGCGCTGCGCTATGGCGCGCATGACGGTTCGATCTTCTCGGTGGACGAACTCTATGACCGGGGCGCGCCGCTCTCCAAGGTCACCGGCACGCCGGCCGCCGGCCAGTACCGCGAGACTGTGACCGAGGGCTTCGTGACGCTGGGTGGCAGTCCGGCCGGCACCATCACCGCCAAGGTTTCGGGCGAGCGGCTGGAAAACCTGTTCCTGTGGTCGGAGCAGTTCATGAACCCGGCCTGGGCGAAAGACCCCGGCGTGACGGTCGTGAACGATGTGATCACCGGCCCGAATGGCGGCCCCACCGCCGAACGCATCGACATCCCCGCCAATGAGGGCGCGGGCTTCCGCCAGAGCGTCAGCGTGACAGCCGGCCAGCCCTACAGTTTCTCGATCTATCTGCGCAGCGTCATCGGCAGCGTGACGCTGGGCATGGGCATCGAGACCGAGCAGGAGATCACGCTGGACGAAGGCTGGCGGCGCTTCACCGTGACCGAGACCATCTCCGGCGCAACCGTCTCGCCCGGTATCTTCAGCCTGGGTGGGGCGGCGGCGATCCATGCCTGGGGCGCGCAGATCGAGCTCGGGCACGTGGCTAAGAATTGCATCGTCACCGGCGGCACGCCGCACCCCTCCAGCTATACCGCGCAGCCCGCCGACATGCTGCGCACGATTGCCGTCACCCGCTCCGACCTCGTCGATTTCCTCGATCTCGACCATGCCAGCTTCCAGGCGCTGAACGAGGCTACGTCGGGCATCGGCCTCGGCCTGTTCATCGACCGCGCGATGAGTATCGCCGAGGCCTTCGATCTGATCTGCGAGAGCATCGGCGGCTTCTGGTACTTCACCCGCGCCGGCAAGCTTGCGGTCAGACGGCTGGAAGCGCCCGCCGGCAATCCGGTGGCCATGTTCGACCGGTCGATGGTCGCCCATCCGCGCCGCCTCGCCACCAACGATGCCGGGCGTGGCCTGCCGAACCACCGCGTGGTGCTGGGCTGGCGGCGCAACTGGCTGGTGCAGCAGGGCGACCAGCTGGCCGGAAGCGTGCCGGCCGAGCGCCGCGCCTTCCTGTCCGAGGAATACCGCACCGTGGCCGCCGCCGATCCTTCGGTGCTGGTGGCACACCCGCTGTCCGAGGAGCTGCGCCGCATGACGCTGCTGGAAGACCCGGAGGATGCGGCGGCGGAGGCCGACCGGCTGCTGGCGCTGCATGGGGTGCGGCGCGACCTGATCGAATTCGAGCTGCCGGTGGCCGCCTATTTCGAGGCCGGCGCCCCCTGGCTGGGCGACGAGATCGCCTACCGCGACGATTGCTTCCTCGATTATGCGGCGGGCCGGCCGCTGATCCTGCTCGGCGTCGAGGAGGACTACACCGCCGACCGCATCACCCTGCAGGCCTGGGGTTAAGGGGGATGCCAGCGCTGGTCTCCCCTCACCCAGCTCCCGCTAGGCTCACTCCCGTTCGCCAAGCTTTCGCATCCCTCTCCCCTTCCGGGGTGAGGGGTTTCTTTATTGCCTCCTGGCCTCTCCTCTTCCGGGGCGAAGGATTTCTTCGGCTACTTTTATCCTTCCCTCTCCCCTGGAGGGAGAGGGTTGCGCAGCCTTGTGAGCGCAAGCGAACTAGGCGGAGCTGGGTGAGGGGGTGTCGCACCGTCCGAGCCGCCCCCTCACCCGGTTCGCTCGCGCTCACCACCCTCTCCCAGTGGCTTGGGTTGGCTTAGGGCGGCAAGCCACCCTAAGCAGGGGAAGAGGGTTTTCCTCCCCCCACTCCCCCCTTTTCTTGCAACCGGAACGGACCGACCATGGCAAACATGATCCTGGGCTGGGTGAACGAGGCTGACCGTGCGGACCTTGCCGGCGGGCGCTGGACGGCAGCGCTGCCGCAGACGGCGCTGGCGGATGACCGGTTGTCGAAGGCGGCACGCACGCTGGGTAACCGGCCTGCCGATACAGCCATTGTCGCCGATCTGGGCGAGGCGAAACCCATCGGCCTGGCCGCGCTGTTCGGCGCGGTTGTCGCCCCCGCTGCCGGCTGCCCCGGCCCCACCGCGCGTTACCGCGTGCGGGCCAGTGACGATGCGCGGCTGGCGGGACCGCTGCTCGATCTCGACTTCACCGGCTATGGGCCGGAAGACCCGCGCATCGCCTTCACCCGGTCCAGCCTCGCCACCCGCTTCGACCGCAATGGCGTGATCCAGGGCTATGGCCTGACCGAGCCGCTGACCATCAACCTCGACGGGTTCGATCCGCCCGGCACGCTGGAGATCGTGCTGCAGCAAAAGGACCGTGCCTTCTGGGTCGGCGAGGCGGTGCGGCTGGCCGATCCGGAGGATGCCGCCCGCTATCTCGACGGCACGCTGACGGCCTTCGAGAAGCAGAGCGGCCATGCCCGCCTCGCCATCGAAAGCGTCGCCGGAACCGGCAGCCCGACCATCGCCTGGCGGCTGGAAAGCCTGGCCCCGCGCTATGGACGGCGGCAGGACCATGAGCCGGCCAGCGGCACGCCGCGCGGCTTCCTGATCGAGGGGGAGCGCACCAACCTGCTGGCGCGCAGCGCCCGGTTCGGCAATGCCGCCTGGACCCGGCAGAATGCGACCATCATCGCCGACGCTGCGCTGGCGCCGGATGGAACTATCGCTGCCGAGGCGCTGGTCGAATCCGCGGCGACCGGTATCCATCAGATCACCCAACCCGCCAGCGTGACGGAAGGGGCCATAGTCACGCTCAGCCTGTTCGTGAAGCCGGCCGGGCGGACGCGCCTTGCGCTCCTGCTGTCCAGTAGCGGCGATTATGCGCAAGGCACTTTCGACCTTGTCGCAGGCACCGCCACAACCGCGCAGGGCGGAACCGGCACCGCGCTCTCGGCGCGGCTGGTGCCGCTGGCCGGGGGCTGGGCGCGCTGCGTGCTGACCGGATCCATCGCCGGGGAGGCCTCCTATCTCGCCGCCTGCCGCCTGCTGAATCCCGGCGGCACTTACGAGGGCGACGGCAGCAGCGGGCTGCTGCTCTGGGGCGCGCAGGCCTAGGAAGGGCCGGATGCCAGCAGCTATATCCCGACAGAAGGCGGTCCGGCCACCCGCGCCGCTGATAGTGCCAGGATGACATTGGACTCGATGGCGGAAGGTACGCTGCTGGCCGCCTATCGCAGCCGGCGCACCGGGCCGGTCGCCATCGCCGGACTGAATGACGGCACGGCAGATAACGCCATCGCGCTACGCCACGGATCGGACGACGCAAGGCTGGGCTCGATCACCACCGGCGGCATCGAGCAGGCGGCGCTGTCCGTCGGCAGCGCCCTTGCCGATACCGCCTATGTTGCCGGCCTTGCCTTCACCGCTGGCGATATCGCGGCGGCGGGCGATGGCGGCGGCGCGGTCACGCAGGCATCGGGGACTATTCCCGCCATAAACGGCCTCGACCTCGGAAGCCGGCCGGATGGCGAACGGCTGGACGGGCATCTCGCCCGTGTGCAGCTCTATGACTGGCGGCTGAGCGATGGCGAGTTGTCGGCGGCCAGTGCGGCGCTGGCGCTGCAGCTTGGCCCCGTCACCTAGGATTCCGGCTGGCTGGATGTCTGGCCGGGCAGCGGACGGCGCGAAGGCTATGCCGCAATCATGCTGGCCACACCGCCGGATGTCGCCGCGCGCTACTGGCGCTTCGACCTGGATGACGGGGCCAGCACCGACGGCTTCCTCGACCTTGCCCGGCTGTGGCTGGGGCCGGCGGTCAGCCTGTCGGTGAATTACGACTATGGCGCATCGCTGGGGCTGGAGGCGGAGGCCCGCATCGCCCGCGCGCAGGACGGCACGGCCCGCTTCGGGGACAGTGCCCAGCGGCGCGTCGCGACTTACCCGATCGAGCATCAGTCGGCGCAGGAGGCCTACCGCGTGCATCTGGAGCTGCAGCGCGCGGCCGGCCCCACCGGCGAGGTGCTGGCGGTGGCCGACCCCGAGGATGCCGAGTTCCGCGCCGAGCGGGTGTTCATCGCCCGGCTGCGGTCCCTGCGGCCGGTCACCCACCGCGCCTTCCAGCTGTTCGCCACCGAACTGGAGCTGGAGGAACGGCTGAGCTGAGGGGGGCTATCGGGCGACCGACGCCCGCCATTCTTGCCCTTGGGGGTGCCCTTTCAACTCCAACCGTCACCCCCGCACTTGTTGCGGGGGTCCAGGCTTCCGCTCGCTGGATCGCCGGTCCAGTAGGCTGGACCCTGGATTCCCGGGACAAGCCCGGGAATGACGGCTGGAGGGATTGGCAGCGAACTAGGCGGAGCTGGGTGAGGGGGAACAAAAATCCCCTACTCCGCCTTGTCGAGCCAGGCGGCGGAGAGGAAGACGCCATCCCGGAAATCACAGCGCCAGGCACGGCGCCACGATCCATCCAGCGAGACCGCCTCGGCGAGGATCGTCCAGTCGCCGCCGCGATGCGTCAGTTCCGACGGGTCGAAGCGGGCGGCGCGTGCCTCCGGCAGGGCGGCGCGCAGCGCGGCAAGGCAGGGTTCCATCTCGTAGCGGACCTGCCGTTCCGGCGGTGCCGAAGCACAGGCACCAAGCATCAGCAGGCAGATCAGGATCGGCAGGATTCTAAGCACGGGTACGGCTCCGGGGGATGGACTGTCACCCCTAGCACATTTCGACGAGACAAGGAGGGTTCGCATGACCCGCGACGAACGCGAGCGTCTGGCGACGCTGGAACAGCAGATGCGCGACAGCCGCGACGATATGGCAGAGCTGAAGCAGGATGTGAAGGCGATCCGCGGCACGCTGGCCGAGGCGCGCGGCGGCTGGAAGCTGCTGATGCTGCTGGGCGGCGCGGCGGCGGCGCTGGGGGCCGCCTTCGGCAAGCTGCTGGGCGGAGCTCTCCCATGAGCTTCTTCGCGCACTGGTCGCTGGTGCCGGATGCGCTGTGGCACTGGCCGGACTTCACGCCCCGGGAGATCGCCAGCCGGGGCGATGGCTCGCTGCTGATCGCGCCCGCCGCCCTCGACCGGTTGCAGGCCCTGCGCAATGCGTTGCGCCGGCCGGTGATCGTGACCTCCGCCTACCGTGACCCGGTGCACAATGCCCGTGTCGGCGGCGCGCCGCTCTCCCGCCACAAGAGTGGCGATGCCTTTGACCTGTCGCTGCGCGGCCAGGACCGGGCGGAGATGCTGGATGCCGCCCGCGTGGCAGGCTTCACCGGCTTCGGCTTCTATTCAACCTTCCTGCATGTCGATTGCGGGCCGGCAAGAGAGTGGGGAGACACATCATGGACGTCCTGAGCTTCTTCGCCTCGATCCTGACCGGCGGGGCGACCGGCCTGCTGGGCCTCGTGGCGTCAGCCGGTATCCGCATCCTGGAGGCGCGCGAGAAACGCCGCACGCTGGAGCTGGAGCTGGCCCATGCCGAGCGGCTGCATTTGCTGCAGATGGAGGCGAAGAATGCCGAATGGGAGAATGAACGGCTGATCGCGGAGCTGACCACGGCGCGCGATCTGCGCACCGCCTCCTACGATCATGACCGCAGCTACGGCCGCGCCAGCCTGTGGGTCACGAATATTTTGCGCCTCGTGCGCCCCATGCTGACGCTGCTGCTGATCGGCCTGACCGGCTTCGTATTTTTCGCGCTCTACAGCGACGAGGACCGCCGCCGCATCGTCGAGATGCTGGTCTATGCCACCACCGCCGCCATCATCTGGTGGTTCGGCAGCCGCGACCTGGAAAAGGGGAAGTGA